GGATTAGATATATATGAGAGTCCTAAAGAAGGACATTATTATGCTATGGCATGTGATACTGCTAGAGGCATAGGTGGAGATTATTCTGCCTTTGTGGTAGTAGATATTACAGAAATGCCATATAAAGTAGTAGCAAAGTATCGTAGAAACGATATTGCACCTATGTTATTTCCAGATGTTATAGGTAAAGTAGGTAGAGATTACAACAATGCTTTTATCTTAGTAGAAGTAAATGATATAGGACAACAGGTTGCAGAAATACTGCACCAAGAAATAGAATATGAGAATATTCTTAGCACAGTTACAGAACAGAACAGGCAATATGTAAGTCCTGGCTTTGGTAAAGCAACTAAGCATGGTGTTACTACTTCTAAACAAGTAAAAAGACAAGGGTGTTTTACATTTAAGTCCTTACTAGAAGAACAAAAACTGTTGATATTTGATGAGAATATAATTCATGAGATATCAACTTTTATTGAGAAAGGCAATACATACCAAGCCGATGAAGGCTATCATGATGACTTAGTTATGTGTATGGTGTTGTTTGGTTGGCTTACAAGTCAAAACTTTTTTAAAGACATGACAGATGTTAATGTTAGAGAAGGGTTATACGGACAACAAATGGGAGAAATAGAACACAATCTAACTCCTTATATAAGAGTAGATGGACAAGAACCAGAAGTAGAAGTTATAGGACAAGATGTTTGGCTACTAGAAGACGAATATCACCCTAGAAACTTACAGAAAAAATTGAAAGATCTGATAAACAGATAATGTAAATACGATAATTATAGTGTATTTACAAAATTGAAGGTTAAAATATTGTCATGTATAAATAGTAGGATGATAATTAATAAACTTGTGTCATTCATAAGATAATATAAACCGAGGAGAATAAACATGGCATTTCAGCTATCACCAGGTGTTTTGGTTAAGGAAGTAGACCTTACAAGTGTCGTTCCATCCGTAGCAACAACTATTGGAGCTATTGTTGGGGACTTTGCATGGGGACCTGTTAATCAAATCACAACAGTATCATCTGAAAACCAATTGGTTTCAGATTTCGGAGAGCCTAATGATACAACTGCTAAGGATTTCCTTACAGCAGCTAGTTTCTTGGCTTACGGAAACAATCTTAAGGTAGTAAGATCAGTTGATGACGACACAGCATTAAATGCTGTAGCATCAGGATCAGCAGTTCTCATTTCTAATGAGGAAGACTACGACAACAACCATGCTTCCGGCGCAGGAAGTAATGGAATGTGGGCAGCTAAATGGCCTGGAGCTTTAGGAAACAGTCTTAAAGTATCATTTGCAGATTCTAGTAACTTTGACACCAATTCTGTTGGTGGAACTACTATTACAGCAGGTGGCTCCAGCTATACAAGTGCACCTACAGTAACATTTAGTGCAGCACCAGCAGGCGGAATTACTGCTACAGGTACAGCTGTTCTAAGTGGCGACGCTGTTGCAAGTATTACAATTACCAACCCTGGTAATGGATACACATCAGCACCAACAATCTCATTCAGTGGTGGTGGAGGTAGTGGAGCAACTGCTACAGCTTCATTGGCAACTGATTGGGCTTACAAAGACGAATTTGATAGAGCTCCTTTAACATCTCAAAGAGTATTGTTTAAAGGTGGTTCTAATGACGAACTTCATGTAATTGTTATTGACGAAGATGGCCTGTTTTCAGGTACAAGAGGAACTGTATTAGAAAGATTCGCTAATGTGTCTAAAGCATCTGATGCTACAGGCTTAGAAGGCGGTTCTAACTTCTACAAAGATGTAATTAATAATTCATCTAAATACATTTGGTGGACAGACCACCCTGCAAGTGATGCCACATGGGGCACAGCAGCTGCAGGAACTACATACACATCAGGATTTACAAGTTCTGAATCAACTGTTTCTTTAACAGGTGGTGTAGATGACAGTCCAGAGGCAGGAGATTTACAAACATCTTATGCTTTATTTGCAGACGCCGAATCTCAAGATGTTAATCTAGTAATTGCAGGTGGACACGACTTAGTTACACAAAAATATGTTCAAGACAACATTGCTAAAACAAGAAAAGATTGTGTATCTTTCCACTCACCACTCTTAGCGTCATGTGTTAATAACGCAGGTTCAGAGGTAACAAGTATTACTTCTGATAAAGGCTCACTTGCTGCCACATCATACTCTATGATGGACAGTAACTGGAAATACATGTATGATCGTTACAACGACACATTCAGATGGGTTCCTCTAGCGGGAGACATCGCAGGATTATGTGCAAACACAGACTTGGTCCGAGACCCTTGGTATTCACCAGCAGGTCTAAATAGAGGCCAAATTAGAAACGCATTTAAATTGGCGTGGAATCCTACAAAGGCAAACAGAGATGATCTTTATAAAATAGGTGTCAACCCTGTTGTTAATATGCCTGAGGATGGCATTGTATTGTTCGGAGATAAAACATTGTTAGCAGCACCTAGTGCGTTTGATAGAATTAATGTTAGAAGACTATTCATTGTTCTTGAAAAAGCTATTGCTACAGCAGCTAAATATCAATTGTTTGAATTCAACGATGCGTTTACTAGAAACCAGTTTACGACTATCGTAACTCCATTCTTAAGAAATGTTCAAGGTAGACGAGGAATATTCGACTTTAAGGTAATATGTAATGAAAGCAACAACACAGCAGAAGTCATTGACAAAAATGAGTTCGTTGCAGACATATTCATTAAACCAGCGAGATCAATTAACTTTATTACATTGAACTTTATCGCTACAAGAACAGGCGTTAGCTTCGAAGAAATTGGTGGTTAATCGTATAAATAACTTTAAGAGAATAGGAGAAATAGATGAACATCAACGATTTTAAGAACCAGCTAATTGATGGTGGCGCTCGTCCCAATCAGTTTGAGGTCCAAATCTTGAATTGGCCAGGCGGTTCAGCCCCCAATAACGATAAGAACCTCTTAGTGTCTGGAGCAGCTTTACCGGCTTCTACTGTAAACCCAGTTATTACACAATACAGAGGTAGGGAAGTTAAGTTTGCTGGAGAAAGAATATTTGATCCATGGACTATTACTGTAATCAACGACAATGATATGTCTCTAAGACAAGGATTTGAAGCTTGGCTAGATCATATTAATAACAGAGATGATAATGGTGGAGAAATTGCCTGGGGCGATTACCAAACAGACATTATCGTTAATCACTTAGACAGAAACGACAAAGCCTTAACAGGTGGTCGTTACACTCTAAAGGATGCTTTCCCAATTAATATGTCAGAAATTGCACTACAATACGCACAGAACGATATTATTGAAGAATATACAGTAACATTCCAGTATCAAACTTACGAAGTAGTTTAATACTTAGTTTGGGAAGTTAAAAAATTATGGATATATTTGGGTTTGAAATAAAACGGAAAGAGCCACAGAAGAACGACAAGTCCTTCGTGGCTCCTTCTACAGACGATGCTATAGAGAGCATACGAGCTGGCGGATATTATGGCACTTACTTAGATTTAGAAGGTGTCGCACATACAGAAGCTGAACTCGTAAAAAGATATCGTGATATAGCAGGTATGGCAGATGTAGATACCGCAGTAGAAGATATCATTAATGAAGGAATAGCACAATTAGAAAATGAATCGCCTGTAGAAATCAATCTTGACAATGTAGAATTGTCATCAGCCGTTCGTAAATCAATATCCAAAGAGTTTGAAAATATTAAAAATCTAATGGACTTTAAAGATAGAGCCCAAGATTATTTTAGAAGATGGTATATTGATGGCAAGATATTTTTTCACAAAGTCATCGATATGGACAATCCTAAACAAGGATTGGTTGATGTAAGATACATTGACCCTCGTAAAATTAGGAAAGTGCGTGAAGTTAAGAAGGAAAAGAATCCTTCAGGCGTCATGTTCGTAAAGAAAGTAGAAGAATACTTTATCTATAATGATAAAGGAGTTACTACAAAGCCAGGTGCATATGTAGCACCTGAAAATCAGCAAGGGCTTAAGGTAACAAAAGATGCCATTGCTTATTGTCCAAGTGGATTAGTAGATCATGATAAGAATATTTCATTGTCATATCTACATAAGGCAATTAGACCTGCCAATCAACTTAGGATGATGGAAAATGCTGTTGTTATATATAGAATAACAAGAGCACCTGAAAGAAGGATATTTTATGTAGATGTTGGTAACTTGCCGAAGATGAAGGCAGAACAATATCTAA